CAGAACCAGCACAAGAACTTCTCTTGCAGCTGGAACGACTACACTAGACACGTCATATAACCCTTCAACTGCTCCCGGAAACGGTCTTTCTCACATTAGAATCTATGATGGGAGAAATACGTTTCAACAGTCGACTCCTGCAGATGATGATAGATACCAGGCGTTTTCAACCGCAGGAAGTGCCGGAAGAAATGTAGTAATCACATTTCAGTTTCAAGACATCGACTTTTCCGGCGGCGAAGACTTTATCGCGTTTCGTACTTATGGTGCAGCAATTACAATTGGTGCTATGGCTAAAGTAGAGACTGGTCTAACCATAAGTACCTTTACTGGAACTATCGCCGCAAACACCCTGAGGAATCTATCTGTAACAGGGAATCCCGATAGAGGAGACAGAGGGCAGGTTTCATTTTGGTTCACCCTTCCAGCTGGTCTTACTAGATTGGACGTTTGGTATATCGACGACCCTGACGATGACTCTAGAGATACTGGATTCGAGATATTTTTTCCGTTTAACACATATGCTGGAAATTTCGGCGGTAACTTTACTGGCAATTATGGCGGTAACTTCACGGGAAATTATACTAGAATCAGCACCAGAACTTCTAACCGCGCATTTACCAGAACTCGTGTCACAAACTATCTCGGTAACTTCACTAGAATTAGCACTAGAACTAGCACCAGAACTTCTAGCCGCGCATTTGCCAGAACTCGTGTTACAAACTACGCCGGCAACTTCACTAGAACTCGTATCACAAACTTTGCCGGTAACTTCGTAGGAAACTACGCTAGAAATTATGCAGGGAACTTTACGGGAAACTACGCTAGAAATTATGCAGGGAACTTTACGGGAAACTACGCTAGAAATTATGCAGGGAACTTCATAGGTAACTATGCAAGAGGATTTGTTGGAAATTACGCAGGAAACTTTACTGGCAATTACACTCGAATTTCAACCAGAAGTAGAATTTCAGCATACTCAAGAACAAGAAACTCTGCATATACTCGAACAAGAAACTCTGCATATAGTCGCAATAGGGTTACAAACTTTGCAGGTAACTTCGTAGGTAATTATTCAAGAACTTTTGTCGGAAATTATACTCGAAATTCTACTAGATCTAGAGTTTCTGCTTATACGCGCAACAGGTCTTCAGCATATACTCGCGATAGAATCACAGACTTTGCTGGCAATTTCGTAGGCAACTATTCAAGAACTTTTGTTGGCGAGTATACTCGAATTTCTACGAGATCTAGAGTTTCTGCTTATACGCGCAACAGGTCTTCAGCATATACTCGCGATAGAATCACAGACTTTGCTGGCGATTTTACAGGGAATTACACAAGACTCTTCACTGGAAATTATACTCGAATTTCTACGAGAGATTCCACTCGAGACAGAATTTCAGTATACAGCAGAACCAGAATCTCTACGTTTACAAGAGATACAATCACAGAATTTGCTGGCAACTTCATAGGCGATTATTCACGTGCTTTCTTGGGAGAGTATACTCGAAACTCTACTGCAGATTTCACTAGAACTAGAATCTCGGCATACTCAAGAACAAGAAATTCTGCCTTTACGAGAACTGTTATCACAGACTTCATTGGAAACTTTATCGGTAACTACGTAAGGGGATTTGTTGGCGAGTATACTCGAAACTCTACGGCAGACTCTGTTCGTGAAAGAGCAAGCGCATACACGAGAGATAGAAGTTCCGCATACACCAGAATTGTTGCGACAGATTTTGTGGGGAACTTTATTGGTAACTACACTAGACTCTTTGCTGGTGAATACACTCGAAACTCTACGGCAGATTCAACTCGAGATAGATCAAGTGCTTATACCAGAGATAGAAATTCTGCATATACACGCATCTCTGCTAGAACTCGCGCAAGTAATTTCGTGGGAGATTTTACAGCCAATTTTGTAACAGATTATACTGGAAATTATAATAGAAACTTTGTAGGTAATTATGCCGGAGAGACAATCCAATCCTCTCCACAAACGATTGAAACATACACGCTCTACGTTAGAGCAAGCTAATATATACTATATTGGTCCTGGTCCTTCTGGAGGAAATGAAATGAGTAGAAGAACATGGCTTGATAATGCCTTCTGGGAAACTTCTGAAAAGATGATGCTTAACTGCATTCTCGAATTAGAAGATGATGTTGGTAGAGTTACTCGTCAAGTAATGAAAATTAACAAATTTGACAGAGAAGGTAATGAGAATCCTGACTTTTTTGAAGTTGTTAATGCTGTTACTGAAGAAGTGATTAGCAAAAATACCGAAGAAAGAAGAGCAAGGAAGAAAGCAGAAGCAGAGGAAGCAAAACAAAGAGAGATAGAGCATGCGAAAGCAAGAAAACTCGAAAAACTCTTTGAATACAAACTTGAGACTTTTGAGGTTGAAGAAATCAAAAACTCGAAAAACCGTGCTCTAAAGTCAAAACTTCGTCGAGCAAAGAGCAAGGTTGAGGTTGATCTCTATGCCATGATGATTCTTGCAGAAGAATTGCGAAAAAAAGAAGAGGAAGAGGCAAGTGGAGAAAACTAAAGGATATTTGGTTGTTGCCTCAAAGAGAATTAACTTTTACAAGTATGCCCTTAATCTGATTGACTCTATTCGAGATTTCAATGAAGATGCCAAAATTTGTTTGGTCACCGAAGAGCATTTCCTCGACGATAAAGGAAGAGATCTTGCAGACGATATCATTTTCTGTGATAATCATTATCGAGCAAAACTCTGGGGAATGGCGAAAACTCCATATGATTTGACAATGTATATTGATGCTGATATGGAATGTGAGCATGAAGACATCACAAAAGTTTTTGACGAACTTGGTGATCATGATGTCATGTTTAGTGCTTTAACTGATGACCGTTCTTACGTTTATGCTGAAAGAGATTTTGACACTCCAGAAGGTAAAACCAAATTCACTCTTTGTGGAGGAGTTTGCCTCTACGATATGACCAAACCAATTGTTCGCAATTTTATGAATGATTGGTGGGAACTTACCAGGAGACAAATGGAAGATGAATGGTGGCCGGAAGGATACTCTGAAAGTCTAAAATCTTGGGATCAATTTTCTCTTTGGTGGTTGACGGAAAGAGAAGCAAAGTACAAAGACCTAAAGGTAGGAATCTTTAAAGATGACCTACGATGGAATTACTATAATGCCTTTAACTGGGCAATTACTAGACCTGAAGGAGAAGTCGTACTAAGACATTACTCCTGCGGGTTGGATAAGGATGGTGTTTTGGTATGACAGGACATATGATACACGTTCCAGTATTGAATAAAGAATTACTTTCTATTTTAGATCAATACCCTGCCTTGATTTCTCTTGAGGGGTTTGAAAAAAATCTTCATCTAACAGCGAGAGAGCATCAAGAAAAGCGCCATTATTATGTCGGCGAGACTCATATGAACGAAATCATGTCTCTTAAAGAAAGGCATGACGGATTCCCGGATCAACTCGTAGGGTATGATTTAAAATTAAACACAAGAGATCACGTTTATTTTGAAAGAAATGTTGATGCTCAATGGAAACTTGATTTCACTAAGAAACTAGGGCAACTAAACTCAGAAATGATGTCATTCCTAGGGACAAGGAATAATGCTCTGACTTGCATCTATCCTCCGGGCGGATTTATCTCTTGGCATAATAACGCAAATGCTGCAGCATATAATCTGATTTTCACTTGGAGTGAAAACGGGAACGGATGGTTTAAGTACGTTGACCCTGACACAAAACGAGTCGTTACTGTAAACGATAAACCTGGTTGGCAATGTAAAGCAGGATATTTTGGTCACTATGGTGAACCTGACCGATTGTTATATCATGCTGCTTCGACCGACTGCTGGCGCTGCACGGTTTCCTATACTTTCAACATAGAAGAATCTGCAAGAGAATTTAGAGAAGAAGTTCTAGAGGATATATCTTCAGAATAAAAAATCTTATAAATAAGAAGAAACTGACCCTTGTTCAGGAAAATAAATGGCAGACTACGAAGAAATTACAATTGATCAGGGCGCAGATGTAGCAATTGAACTTCATCTCGTAGAAGAAGATGGGTCCAAAAAAGACCTGACAGATTATTCTGCAGCTGCAAAAATGAAGAGAAATTACAACAGCGATAGTGCCGACACTGTAGATTTTACTGCAGTCATTCCTGACCCTTCAACAGAAGGAATTGTAGTACTTTCTCTCACTAACGAGCAAACAGATGCCCTAAATACAAGGGGTAGATATGTTTATGATGTAGAGATATCTTTTGATGATAGTGATGGCAACACTATTATTGAAAGAGTTCTCGAGGGAAAAATATTAGTTACACCTTCAGTTACTAGGTAGGAAAATGGCAATCAGGGTATCATCGCGAGGAACAACGAAAGTAAAACGTGTTACAGTCGGTAGACCTGTCCGTAGAGTTTCCGAGCAATTAATTTCGATTACGGCGATAGAAGGGATAGACGTTAGCAATTCATCTAACGGCAGTGTTCTAGTTTATAATCCTTCTTCTCTAAATTATGAAGCGACAACAGAACTAGAAAATCAAACTGTTAATGGAGGCCAGTACTGATGGCGTCAACAATTAGAATTAAAAGGTCCGGAGTATCTGGTAATCCATCAGTACTCGCGCAAGGTGAACTTGCTTATTCCTACTTAACCGATAACGGATCCAATGGCGGCGACCGCCTTTACGTTGGAACTGGTACCGAGACAGGAGGAGATGCTGCTAATCACGTGGTCATCGGCGGTAAATACTTTACCGACATGCTTGATCATGCGAAAGGAACTCTTACCGCAAGCAGTGCTATCTTGGTAGATGAAAATAGTAAAATCGACGTCCTTAATGTCGATAATATTACACTTGATGGAAATACACTTTCTACTTCGAGTGGAGATATCACCCTAAGTCCTGATGGCGACGTCGATGCTAATGGCAATAAGATTAAAAATCTTCTTGCTCCTTCCGCAGATTCTGATGCAGCAAACAAAAAATATGTTGATGATCAGATTTCTGCAATAACATTTACTCTTAGCGATTCTAGCACGACAGACACGTTCAATGCTTCTTCTGGAACGCTTGTAATTTCTGGCGGCACCGGGATAACTTCCTCTGTTTCAGATGATAGATTCGAACTTTCTATCACAGACACTGGTGTTGTTTCTGCAACATATGGTTCGACAACTCAGATTCCTGTTCTTACTATTAATGCTCAAGGTCAAATTGATAGTGCAGGCACTGTCGACGTTGCAACGACTCTTACAGTAAACAATGACGGGATTTCTATCCTCGATTCAGACCTAACGTTCGCTGCGGGCGAAGGTCTAGATCTTGCCTATGACAGTGCAACAAACACGTTTACCTTCTCTGGTGAAGATGCATCTACAACAAACAAAGGTGTTGCATCGTTTAACACTAACGATTTTACTGTTACCAGCGGCGCTGTCTCTATTAAAGATTCTGGGGTCGGCAATTCTCAACTAGAAAACAGTTACGTTATCATCGGTACCGATGCTGTACAACTAGGAGACACGATCACCGACCTGAATGGTTTGACTCAGTTAGACGTAGATAATATCCGTCTTGACGGCAATACCATTAGCACTACTTCTGGCGGTGATCTAATTCTTGATCCTAACCCCGTCGGAGATTCTGGCGACCTTATCGTTCTTGGTAATCTGATTGTTCAAGGTACAACTACCACAATCAACTCCACAGAACTTACCATCAATGATCTCGCAATCGTTCTTGCTGACTCGGCAGGTTCGGCAGCAGAGGCAGATGGTGCTGGTATTATCGTAAATGGAGCGAGTGCGAACTTCCTGTACTCTGTCTCTGGCGATAAGTGGACAATGAACAAAGACCTGGATATCACAGGTCAACTTTATCTGAATGGCGTTGGATTTGAGCAACTCGTAGATAGCGAAGTTGCAAATCTTCTAACTGCTGGCGAAGGTATTGACCTCACTTATAATGATGGTGCAAACGAACTCACAATTGCTGCAGAACTAGCAACCGTCTCTAACCCTGGTGTTGCTTCCTTTGACTCTGATCAATTTACAGTATCTTCGGGTGCTGTTACCATCTATCAATTGGATGGCGGAACTTACTAATTGAGTGGCAGGGAATTCCCCTGCCTCCTCTCATATAGAGGATTTTTGTCCAATATTGGAAGGATGAGAAATGTCAGATACCACATTCCGTTTAAAGCGTAGTTCGGTACAAGGAAAAATACCGACAACCGGACAGTTAGATCTTGGCGAGGTTGCCATCAATACGTATGATGGCAGAATGTTCATTAAAAAAGACGACGGAACTGCTTCTGTAATTCAGGTTGGCGGTATCGATTCTACTTCTTTTGATTCAGCGACAAAAACCTTTACGATTACGACAACTGACAGTTCTTTTTCAACAATTCTAAATTTTGCTCAACCTTCTGACATTAATGCAGCAATTGCTGCAATTGTAGATGGTGCTCCTTCAGAACTAAATACTCTTAACGAAATTGCAACTGCAATCAATGCGAACAGAATCAATGTCTATAACGCAAGTGGTTCGTTACTGAACTAGCTTCGGAGAAAATGAATGGCGTCCCCAAACACAAGAGATGAATTTATTGACTACTGCCTTCGTTCGCTAGGAAGTCCTGTTATTGAAATTAATGTGGACGACGAACAAATTGAAGATCGTGTAGACGAAGCACTTCAATGGTTTAGAGAAAAGCATCCTGACGGATCTCGCCGTTTTTACATTTCTCATGAACTAACTCAGACAGACATTTCCAATGGATATATTGACGTAGGAAACACAGACGTTCTTACGGTGGTTAGAGTTTTTCCTGTAAATACTGTGTCACAAACAACAAATTTCTTCGATATCAAATATCAAATGATGTTAAACGATGTAACAGATTTGAATAACTATGCTGGTGACATAGCATACTATGAACAAATGCAACAATATCTTTCTCTCTTGGACATGAAACTGTCCGGAACTCCTGAAATGACATTCTCTCGTCAAGAAAATCGCCTTTTCTTCTATTTGTCTGACCAAAAAATCTCTTCTGGAGATTACCTTGTTTATGAAGTTTATGGAATTCGCACTCCTACTTCTGGGTCTAGCGACTTTCATTCTTTGTGGAATCACTCCTTCTTAAAGAACTATGCTGCTGCTCTTATCAAAAGACAGTGGGGAATTAATATGTCTAAGTTTGAAGGAATGCAACTTCCCGGTGGCGTAACGATTAGTGGTAGACAGATTCTAGAAGACGCGAATCAAGAAATTGAAACTATTATGACCAAATTCAGAGAAGAAGAGGATATCGGTCCAAACTTTTTTGTAGGGTAAATCATGGCAACGAACCGTTATATTTCTCAAAAGGTTAAATCTGAACAAAATCTCTACGAAGATTTGGTCATAGAATCCTTGCAATTTTATGGACAAGACGTATACTACCTTCCTCGTGAAATTGTAAACAAAGATAGAATTTTCGTTGACGATATTCCTTCTAGATTTAGCAATGCGTATATCATCGAAATGTACATTGAAAATATTGAGGGATTTGATGGTGAAGGCGATCTCTTTACTAAATTCGGAGTTGAACTTCGCGACCAAGCAACATTTGTTGTTGCACGTCGGCGCTGGAAACAACTTATCGGGAATAGATTAACAGAAGCAAACTTTCGACCGAGAGAAGGCGATCTTATCTATCTTCCTCTTTCAAAATCTATCTTTGAAATAAGAAAGGTTGAGACAGAGACACCATTCTATCAGTTAAGTCAACTTCCGACATTTAGAATGCAGTGTGAATTATTTGAATACAGCGATGAAGACTTTGACACAGAAATCGATGAAATCGATGAAATAGAATTTGAAGGAGCATTTCAATATGCTCTGACCATGGGAACTTCTACGGAAAACCGTGCTCAAATCTCTCTAGAAATAGACACCCAAGGTACAATTTCTCAATTAACGATCGAAAATTCAGGAAAGGGATATACATCTCCTCCTGAAATTACAGTAGATCCTGTTGATTCAGGATTCTCTAAGTTTGGAAATTCTTCTCTGAACGTTAACCTTTTCAGAGGAAAGGAAGGTTCTTATCTAAGAAATTCGAATAATGGCATCGTTGAAATGTTTGTTTATATAGATGCGCATCCTTCTGTCGGAGAAAAATCAGGTATTTTGATTACCGGTGGTGGTAACGACTCTAGCGGAAAACCACTAAGATTCGTTTATGGCGTAAATGAAGACGGAAAGATGGTCTCAAGCAGATTTGATAACCAAGGACAATCATTAAAAGTTTATGAGAATGCAATAGTACCTACTGGTTCTTGGACTCACATTCTAATAGGCGGAGACAGTTCTAATCACTACATTTATGTAGATGGCATAAAACAATTTGACAGCACACATCCAACAAATTTAGAAATGCTCACGGGTGAAGGATACTTGCTTGGTGTTTCCGCTGCGGGAACTTTCGATAGTCAAGTTTGGAGTCCTCTTTTAGGATATATTGACGAATTCAGAGCAACAGAAGGAACGAAGGTAGAGTTGCTATCCTCTAGGTATGATTCTTCTGTTTCTTTCGATAGCGCAATAGATGTACCCACAGAGGAATTTGTTGATGACTCTACGACTGTTGCGTTGGAGCATTTAAACGGGAGCAGCATTTCTCTTCTTGCAAATATCGACTCTTCTTTGGGAGGAAGTATTTCTTCTGTCACAATTCTTGATAGTGGTGAATTTTATCTCACAACTCCGACAGTTTCGATTCCTGCGCCTTATGCAGATAGCAACTACGTCGTCGGTGAAATTGTGACTCAAGTCAATGACGATTATACAATCAGAGGCGAGGTTACTGATTGGTCAGATTCAGATAACATTCTACAACTCGCTCATGTTGGATCGACCGATGGAAATTACCGCACATTCACGACAACTAAAAATGTTGTTGGAAGCACCTCTGGTGCTATCAGAATTCCTTCGCTAGTTCAAGAACTACAAGAGATTCAGAAAGAGTCACAAAATACTGTGTTCGATGATTTTGAAAGTGACTTCTTAGACTTCAGCGAATCTAATCCCTTCGGAGATATTCAATAATGTTTGGAACCTGGTTTTATCATAAAAGAGTCCGAACTGCAGTCTCTGTATTTGGTTCGTTGTTTAATAATATTCATGTCCTAAGACAGAATTCTTCAGGAGAGACTGTCTCTCAGGTAAAGGTTCCTCTTTCCTATGCACCAAAGAGAAACTTCATCGAACGACTAACTGAAATGTCAAAGGGAGAGGACGCAGAAAGAAGAGTTGCAATTAAACTTCCTCGAATGTCATTTGAGATAACGAATTTGTCTTACGATTCACAGAGACAACTACCCAAAACAAATAGTATCACTCGATCGATCGCAGGTTCTTCTACTCAGCGTAGAAAGATATTTACCTCCGTCCCTTACGATATCGATTTTCAGTTAAATATTTACGCTAAGTCACAAGACGATGCCTTGCAGATCGTTGAGCAAATTTTGCCTTACTTCAATCCTCAGTACAGCGTTTCAGTAAAACCATTTTCGGACTATCCAGAGATACTAGAAGACGTTCCAGTAGTTCTTTCTAGTATCAGTTTCGAAGACGATTACGAAGGTGCCCTCGAGCAGAGAAGAACAATCATATACACTCTGAATTTCAGTATGAAAATTTCTTTCTATGGACCAGAGAAGGATAGTTCGATTATCCGCGAAGTCAACAACAACCTATTCAATATCGGTGCAGGTCTCGCTGATAGTGACATTTTCATTCAAAATCTAAATATTACGCCAACTCCTTCAGGAGTGAGTCCTGATAGCGATTATGGATTCAACATTATCTATTTGGACAGCGCTGCACCATGAAAGATGAAAAAGAAAAAATAAAAAGTGATTATGAATATTCTCGCGATACTTATTATGAACTAATAGAAAAGGGAAGGGAATCGCTTGATCTAATGATTGAGGTAGCACGTGAGTCAGAGCATCCACGTGCGTTCGAAGTTCTATCAAACATGATAAAAAACATTTCTGATGTGAATGATAAATTAATGGACTTGAATAAAAAGAACAAAGATATCAATAGAGAAGAAACCAAGCAAGTCGGTGCAACCACAAATAACGTATTCATTGGATCTACTACCGACTTACAGAGATTATTACAGAATGATTCTAAGGTGATTGACGGTGAGTCTACAAGAGAAGAATAATTACCTCGGTAATCCGAATGTCAAACGCGACGGCATAAAGGAAGAGTGGACCGAGGAGAAGGTTCGTGAATATGCTAAATGCATGAAGGATCCTGCATACTTTGCAAAAACCTACGTTAAAATTATATCTCTTGACAAAGGATTAGTCAACTTTAATTTATATCCTTATCAAGAAAAAATGTTTCATCACTTTAACGACAATCGGTTCTCTATTGTTCTCGCCTGTCGTCAATCAGGTAAATCCATTTCTTCGGTTGTGTACCTTCTCTGGTATTCTATCTTTCATCCAGAAAAAACTATTGCGGTCCTTGCCAACAAAGGTGCTACTGCTAGGGAGATGCTTGCTCGTGTCACACTGGCCCTTGAAAACTTACCGTTCTTTCTTCAACCTGGTTGTCGTGCGCTTAATAAAGGATCGATTGAATTTAGCAATAATTCTCGCATCATTGCTGCTGCTACTTCTGGTAGTTCTATCCGAGGAATGTCAGTCAACCTCTTGTTCCTCGACGAGTTTGCGTTCGTGGAGCGTGCCGCTGAGTTCTATACCTCTACTTATCCCGTAATTTCTTCGGGTAAGAATACAAAGGTTATCATAACCTCTACTGCAAATGGTATTGGGAATACTTTTCACAAAATATGGGAAGGAGCAGTCCAAGGAATCAATGAATTCAAACCATTTGAAGTAAATTGGTGGGACGTGCCTGGCAGAGACGAGGAGTGGAAACGTCAAACAATAGCAAATACTTCGCAGTTGCAGTTCGACCAAGAATTTGGCAATTGCTTAGAAAGTCGTTCCCAAATAACTATTCTTATAAATAATATTATATACGAAATAAGAATAGGCGATTTATATGACTGTATCAGAACAAGAGAAACACTTGGTCTACCTTTTGAAGAGGAAGTCAGACTCAAAGCAATACGTTGGTATCACCATACAACGTAGGTTCAAGATTAGAATGGGCGACCACAAAAGGTCCAATCGTTTTAAGGGCGATGAGTTTGAAGTACAGATATTGGAAGAATCGCATGATAGAAATTACATTGAGAGTAGAGAAGAATATTGGATAGAAAATCTCAATACGTATCGAGATGGTTTAAACGAATCTCCTTCCGGTAAAGGGTATGGACACAATTCTCCCAATTTTACTACTCTAGGTTACAAGTTTTCCGACGAACAAAGGGATAGAATGTCTAAGTCGGCAAAAGAGCGTGCTAAAAGAGAAGGGTTTGAAGTTAGGTCGAAACGAAGCAAGGACAATTACAAGGATCCTGAATACTTGAAGAAACAAAAACAATCAAAATCCGGAAAAAGGTTAAGACCTCCAAAACTCTCAGATGATCAAGTTGACGAGATCAGAGATACTTTCGCAAAAGAACTAGAAGAAATAAAACAAGAACTGATTTATGTTAATGAAGAAAGAAGAAAGAAAAATTCTGGTTGGAGACCGATAACACCGTACTCTACGTTCGCTAGAAAATACTGCGATTATTATAATGTCTCAGCAAAATGCATTGAAAATATAGTGTCTGGAAAATCAAGAACTGAGAGGCTCCCATCGATATACAAATCTTAACACCTTCTGGGTTTCAGAAGTTTCATGGTGTCAATCGTTATTGGCATGATTACGGGTTTCGTTTCGTGTTTGAAGACGGCACTGAACTCTGCACTGCAATTAATCATAAATTCTTCGTCGGAGGACGAATTCAATTTGCAAAAGAAATATTTGCTGGGGACGATATAGGAAAGGTTGTTGTTCGGAGAGAAGTTTGCGAGGGGCAATATTTTTACGACCCTTTGAACGTGGAAAACGGTAGAGTTTACAATCACGATAAACTGTTTACTTCCCACAACACGTTCTTTGGTACTGGCGACACTCTTATTAATGCAGAGACGCTTCTTTCTCTCAGAGCAAAACCACCCAAGAGCGTAAGGGAAAATGGATCCTTTTTGGTTTATGAAGAACCAGAAAGAGGGCATGAGTATATAACTCTTGTTGATGTTTCTAAAGGAAGAGGACAGGATTATTCGACGTTTAACGTCATTGACATCAGCACAACTCCCTTTCGGCAAGTTGCTGTGTATCGGAACAACACTATTTCTCCAATACTCTTTCCAAATATTATTTATAAATACGCAACAGTTTATAACAACTCTTATGTGGTGATTGAATCAAACGATCAAGGTTCTGTTGTTTGTAATGGTCTTTACTACGACCTTGAATATGAGAACGTTCATGTCACCAGTGCAGTGAAAGCAAACTCTATTGGTATTGAAATAAATCGGAAGACAAAACGTCTTGGGTGCTCAGCAATCAAAGATATTTTAGAAAATAGAAAGTTGGACATAGTTGACGAGAACACTATCCTAGAGATTAGCACCTTTGTTGCAAAGGGTCAATCCTACGAAGCATCTGACGGAAATCATGACGACCTCATGATGAATCTTGTCATGTTTGGATATTTTGCGTCGACGCAATTTTTCTCTGACATGACTGACATAAACCTAAAACAAATGTTATTTGAAGAAAGGATGAAAAACATAGAGGAGGATATTCCTCCATTCGGATTCATAGACGACGGAACCTCTTATATCGAAGAGATCGAAAATAAGGAAAAGCATAACATTGCTTGGGTCGATTACGATCCGAGAGAGTTCTAAAAAAAATATATTATAAATAAGGTTGTTGAAAATCCGTATTATGTTTCACTTATCATTCGTAAACGAAAAGGATAACAGTCATGGCACTATTCTCACCGTCTGCTTCTCCTGCAGTCACAGTTAGAGAGATTGATCTTACTGGCGTTTCGCCAAATGTAAGCACCTCTACTGGGGCATTTGTAGGAAACTTTCGTTGGGGTCCGGTAAATGATCGCACGCTAGTCGCAGACGAGTCTGGTCTAGTGACAGCATTTGCTGCTCCTGACGAAAACAATTCAGTAGATTTTCACTCTGCTGCTTACTTTCTAAGATATTCCGATTCACTCTTCATTGTTCGTGGAAATAATGGTGGTGTCAATGCTCACTCTGCCGCAGTCAAATTAAGTGACTCTGCAGTTGTAGAGAACCTAACTGATTGGGAAACTACAGTCAAAGGTGCAGTAGGCGAATCCGGACTTAAAACTGGTTCTTTCATTGCAAAGTATCCTGGTTCGCTCGGTAATGCTCTCAGCGTTTCTTTCTGCCCTGCTAATGATTCCGCTGGTGCTAACTACTTCGGTGCCTGGTCTTATGCGAACTCCTTCGATGGTGCTCCTGGAACTTCTACTTGGGCAGCTGCTCGTGGTGGTTCTAAAGACGAGGTTCACGTTGCGGTTATTGACCGAACTGGTGCGTTTACAGGAACTCCAAACACGGTTCTTGAAACGTTCCCTTATCTCTCAGTTGCCAAAAACGCAGTGACACCAGATGGTTCTCCGAACTACATTTCTGACGTAATCAACAATCGTTCTCAGTATGTTTGGAACGGATACTTCGGTGACGACTCTGCTTTCGGTTCTTCTTACGAAAATATTGGTCAGAACTGGGGTAAGACTACTAGCGTAGATTCTAACGTTGATTATAGTGTCGGAACAAGTGCTTGGACAGACACTGTTTCTAAGATTAACCTTGGTGGTGGTGTTGCTTCTTCTGCCCTAACTGTTGGACAAATTGCTACAGCGTTCGATAAGTTTGAAGACACAGAAACTGTTACTGTCGACTTCCTTATCGCCCCTCAAGTTACCGATGATTCTGATGCAGCAACTGTAATCAACGACATAGTTTCGATTGCTGCTGCTCGAAAAGATTGCGTTGTTACTGCTTCTCCAAACAGAGCAGCAGTAGTTGGTAATGCTAATCCGGTAACTGCAACTGTTACGTTTGCGAGTGCACTAACTAGATCTTCATACTTGATCGTTGATAATAACTACTTGAAAGTTTTCGACAAGTATAACGATCAATATGTAAACATTCCGGCTGCTTCTAGCACTGCGGGAATCATGGCGGCAACGGACCTTGTTGCAGCACCTTGGTTCTCTCCTGCAGGACAAAGAAGAGGCAATTATCTCGGAATTACGGATATTGTAACAAACCCGAATAAAACACAAAGAGATACTCTCTATAAAGCAGGAATCAACCCAATTGCGAACATTCCTGGATCTGGCGTTATTCTCTTTGGAGATAAGACGTTTGAAGGTAGACCTTCTGCATTCGACAGAATTAATGTTCGTCGTCTCTTCCTTGCGATTGAGCGTTCGATTGCTCAAGCAGGTAAGAATATCATGTTCGAATTCAATGACGAGTTTACTCGTGCCGAATTCGTAAACGTTGTTGAACCTTTGCTTCGTGAGATTCGCGGTCGTAGAGGTATCACTGACTTCAGAGTCGTTTGTGACGAAACAAACAATACTCCTGCTGTCATCGATAGAAATGAATTTGTTGCAAGCATCTTCATCAAACCTGCTCGTTCAATTAACTTCGTGACGCTAAACTTCGTCGCAGTGAGAACAGGTGTTGAGTTTGAAGAAGTTGTTGGCACGGTTTAAGGTAAGGAGTAAAACTAATGGCAATTTTAGGTGTAGATGACTTTAAGTCTAAGTTGAGAGGAGGCGGTGCTCGTCCTAATCTCTTCAAAGCAACTGTCAACTTCCCTGCTTATGCTGGCGGTGATGTTGAACTAACATCATTCCTCTGCAAAGCAGCGCAGTTGCCTGCCTCGGTTATGAATGCAATTGAGGTTCCATTTCGCGGTCGTCAGCTGAAAATCGCTGGCGATCGTACTTTCGAAACTTGGACAGTGACCGTCATTAACGACACTGATTTCAATGTTCGAAATGCGATGGAGCGTTGGATGAACGGTATCAACGCACACAGTGCTAATACTGGTTTTACCAATCCCGTAGATTATCAGGCAGACTTGATTGTTGAACAACTAGACCGTGACGAAAGCATTTTGAAGAGATACAACTTCCGTGGTTGTTTTCCGACAAATATCGCAGCGATCGATGTGAGTTATGAAACCACTGATGCTATCGAAGAGTTTACAGTTGAATTCCAAGTGCAGTACTGGGAATCTGACACAACCTCTTAACTTTAGTATAAGTAGAGTGTACGGGTAACTAAAATTGCCCGTACACTTATTTTATGATAACCTAGGAAAGTAAAATATGGCGGAACCAAGCAATTCCTTGAAGATTTTCGGTTTTGAAATAAAACGAATTAACCGAAGCACTGAGGAAAAGAAAAACCTAGATTCTATCGTCCCTAAAACGGATGACGATGGTGCAGGTTATGTTACTGCCAGTGGGGCGCATTATGGTCAATATATTGACATGGAAGGTAATGACGCCAAAGACAATACTCAATTAATTAAAAAGTATCGTGGATTAGCAGAACATCCTGAAGTAGATTCGGCAATCGAAGACATTGTAAATGAAGCAATCTCTGCTTCCGAGATGGAATCTTCAGTTGAAATCGATCTGGATGGTGTTAAGGCATCAGATAAAATCAAAAAATCGATTTTAGAAGAATTCAATAACATTTGTTCTATGTTGAATTTTTCTGAACTTGGTCATGATATTTTTCGTTCTTGGTACATAGACGGAAGATTATATCATCATCTTGTTGTAAACGAATCAAATTTAAAAGCAGGTATTCAAGAAATTAGACCGATCGATGCAACTAAAATTCGAAAGGTAAAGGAAGTAAAGTATAGAAAAGATACTAAAACTGGTGTCAATATAGTAGATAAAGTTAACGAATTTTACATTTATCAAGAGAAAGCAGGATCTACGCAAGGCGTTAGAATCTCTACTGATTCTATCTCTTATGTTACCTCTGGACTCTTGGACCCTACTAGAAAAAGGGTCGTGTCTTTTCTACATAAAGCAATTAAACCAATCAATCAACTTAGGATGATGGAAGACTCTCTAGTCATCTATCGTCTTGCTCGTGCTCCTGAGCGCAGAATCTTTTATATCGATGTCGGTAATCTTCCTAAGCGTGCTGCAGAAGAGCACATGAAAGATATCATGACGAGATATCGCAACAAACTCGTATATGATGCGAACACAGGTGATTTAAAAGACGATAGAAAACATATGTCTATGCTTGAAGATTTCTGGTTGCCGCGAAGAGAAGGCGGAAGAGGAACTGAAATCTCCACTCTCCCTGGAGGTGAAAACCTAGGGCAAATTGAAGATATTGTTTACTTTCAGAAAAGACTTTATCGTTCACTGAATGTTCCGATCAATAGACTTGAACAAGAAGCACAATTTTCTTTAGGAAGATCTACTGAAATCTCGAGAGACGAAGTTAAATTCCAAAAGTTTATTGATAGACTTAGAAAGAGATTTTCATCACTCTTTTTAGGAATCCTAAAAAAGCAATTGCTTCTGAAGGGTATTATTACAGATCAAGATTGGGAATCTTGGAAAAACGACATAACGATCGATTATATTCGAGATAACCATTTTGTTGAACTTAAGAATACGGAAATTTTAAGAGAAAGACTACAGACTATGGATCAGATCTCTCAATACATCGGAGAATATTTTTCAAGAGAATGGGTTCTTAAAAATGTTATGATGTTTACAGAAGACGACATTCGTCAAATGAGAAAAGAAATTGAGAGTGAAAATAAAAACGATGATGGAGAAACACCTGATGAAGGACAAAACAATGAGTGAAGAAAATAAAAGCAGCATTAGCGATCTACTAGACTCGATCGAATCAGGAAACTATAACGTTTCCTCTGAAATTTTTAATGACCTTTTAAATGATAAAATTCAAACTTCTCTTGATGCAGAAAAAATTGCTGTTGCACAAGACATTTTTGATTCGTTTGATGATGACGAAGAAGAGGATTTTCCGGATCTAGACGAAATCGACTTAGATGACGATTTTGATATAGACGAAGAAGATGATGAAGATTAATTTTTTATAAATAAAAGTAAAATAAAGACTGGAACTTTAATGAAAACATTTAAACAACTTCGAGAGAAAAAAGACAAAGAGAGTGAAGTTGTCTTAAATAAAAAAATCGGAAAGGTTCCGGTTAGAATAATGAAGGATAAGAAAGGGTTCACTGTTTTTATTGACGGCGACAAGCTTGATACTTTTAAAACACAATCCGAAGCAGAAAAGACTGCAGAGATTGTTGTAAAGGAACTAAAATGAAACTGATTAGCGAATATGTAGAAAACGATCTTCAATGCATCGTTGAGAAAAAAGAGGATGGCGAAAAGAAATTCGTCATTGAGGGAATATTCGCTCAAACAGAAAAAAGAAATAGAAATGGGCGTATTTATCCCAAAGCAATTATGGAAAGAGCAGTAGGGAAATACGTTCAAGATCAGGTTAGCAAGAAGCGAGCAGTTGGGGAATTAAATCATCCCGAAGGACCGACTGTTAACCTGGATAAAGTTTCTCACCTCATCACAGATCTCAAATTCGAGGGAAATGATGTGGTTGGAAAGGCACAAATATTGGATACTCCCATGGGTAAGATTGTTAAGGGATTGCTTGAGGGTGGTGTTCAACTAGGCGTGTCAACTCGTGGTATGGGTAGCCTCGAGCAAAGAAATGGCGCAATGTACGTCAAAGACGACTTTATTCTTAGCACGGTTGACATCGTGCAAGATCCATCTGCACCGGATGCCTTTGTTAATGGAATCATGGAAGGTGTTGATTGGGTCTGGAATAACGGCATTTTAGAAGCTCAGGTGATTGAAAAGATAGAGACAGAAATTAGGGCTGCACCGAAAGCATTTCGACCAGAAGTGCAAATTCGGGAGTTTAAGAATTTCCTCTCGTTGATAAAATCTCAAATCTAAGGGGTCACTTATGACTAAAGAGCAAAAAGTCGAAGTCGATTTCCACGATGAAGATAACGATATCGTGGAGGAGACTCTCGAGGAGCGTGCTGAGCCTAAGGGTGCTGGTGCAGGCAAGGACGATTCTGTCCAAGAACCTGAATCTATCGCTTCAGTAGACAAAGCAGCAGACGCTACTTCTAAAGCTCCTGTTCCGAAAACAAAAGCAGGCATGATCAATGCTATGTACCAGAAGATGAATGCTATGAAAAAGCACGATCTTCAGGCAGCATATGGCAAGATGATGGGCGAAGATGTTGATTTCGATGAAGACCTTCTTTCCGAAGAAGAAATCGATACTGCATCTGAACTTGATTCTTTGATCGAATCTGAGGCAACACTCAGCGATGAGTTTAAGTCTAAGACTGCTATTCTTTTCGAAGCTGCTGTTAAATCAAAACTGTCTGAAGAAGTCAGTCGCCTTGAAGAGCAGTATCAGGAGGAACTTTCCGAGGCAATCGCTGAAGTCAAAAGCGATCTTGTCGAGAAAGTTGACAGCTACCTAAACTACGTTGTTGAAACTTGGATGGAAGAAAATCGTGTAGCGATTCAAAACGGTCTCCGTACTGAAATCGCTGAAACGTTTATGAACAAGATGAAGGATCTCTTTGTTGAGTCCTACATTGATGTTCCTGAATCCAAGGTCGATCTAGTTGACGAACTTGCTACACAAGTTGAAGAATTGGAAGAAAAACTCAATACTCAAACTGGTGAAGCAATTAAACTTACTGAGGAACTTGAGGTCTACAAGCGCAATGCAGTTATTGCCGAAGCTTGCCGTGATCTAGCAGAAACTCAGATTGAGAAGCTAAAGTCTCTTGTAGAGAATGTTGATTTTGAAGACGAAGATTCTTTTGCAACTAAGATTGCAACAATTAAAGAATCTTACTTTAGCAAAAAAGCAACAGAGACAAACGAATTCGTTGAAGAAGAAGCAGAAGAAGAAATCGAAGTTTCTTCAGTAATGGAACGTTATCTCAAAACTATTCGACAAACCTCTCAAAAGCAATAAGGAATTAAAAAATGAATCAATCTTACGATAAGTTGATCGAAAAGTGGGCTCCCGTCCTAAACGAAGAGTCTGCAGGTAAGATCAAAGACCATCACCGTCGTGCGGTTACTGCTGCTATTCTTGAGAACCAAGAGCGCGCACTTGCAGAAGCACGTAACGCAGAGTACGGTTTCCTTTCCGAGAATGCAGCTGCTCCTGGTAGCGCAAACGTCGGTTCTATCGGTACTTGGGATCCTATTCTGATCTCTCTTGTACGTCGTGCTATGCCTAACCTCATCGCATACGACGTTTGCGGTGTTCAACCTATGTCTGGTCCGACTGGTCTCATCTTCGCGATGAAATCACGCTACGGTGCAGGCAACACCACTTCTCGTGAAGCACTCTTCAACGAAGCAGAAACCAAGTTCTCTGGTGATTCCAGCGGTACTCACGATTCTGACAATGCTTCTGGTTTCAACGGCGTAGAAGATACTGACTCTGATAGCACTCTCGACGATCAGCGTCTAACCAACATCTTCGCAACCGGTATGCCTACTGCGGACGCTGAAGCACTTGGTCGTTCCGGTGGTTCTGATTTCCGCGAGATGGGTTTCACCATCGAGAAGCAAACTGTTACTGCAGTTTCTCGTGCGCTGAAAGCAGAATACTCTCTTGAACTTGCTCAAGATCTTCGTGCGATCCACGGTCTTGATGCAGAGACTGAACTTGCGAATATTCTCAGCACTGAAATTCTTGCTGAAATCAACCGCGAAGTTATCCGTACCATCAACAGCCAAGCGAAGACTGGTTGCACCCAGACTCCTATTAAACTTGCTGGTGTCTTCAACCTAAGCACTGATGCTGATGGTCGTTGGTCTGCAGAGAAATTCAAGGGTCTTGTTGTTCAACTTGATCGTGAAGCAAACGTAATTGCAAAAGAAACTCGTCGTGGTAAGGGTAACATCGTTATCTGCTCTTCTGACGTTGCTACTGCTCTTGCTGCTTCTGGTATGTTGGACTACACTCCTAACATGAGCACTGACCTTCAAGTTGACGATACCGGTAACACCTTTGCTGGTACTCTAAACGGTCGTATTCGTGTTTACATCGATCCATATGCAAGCACCGATTACATCACCGTTGGTTTCAAAGGTACCAATGCATATGACGCGGGTGTTTTCTACTGCCCTTACGTTCCTCTGCAAATGGTTAAAGCAGTTGGTGAGAATGACTTCCAACCTCGTATCGGGTTCAAGACTCGTTACGGCATGGCTGCTAACCCATTCGTACCTGGTGCGATCTCTAACAACGGTCTTGGTACTGTTAAGAGCAACCAATACTATAGAATTTTTCGCGTCGACAACATCCTCGCCTAAGCATTCTAAAAAGAGCAGGGTTCACCTGCCGCACTTCAAGGGGGACTTCGGTCCCCCTTTTTTATGCCTCCAAAACGCTAAGAGCAGGAGTTTCATAGTTAAGGCAGAGAAGTTCTTTACGACTTTTCTGTTCTTGTAGATAAGCACCTCTGCTTTGCATCGTATAAGTTAGATCCCATTCGCGTTGATCCCATCCCTTGAACCAACCTCGAATATGCTCATTAGAATTGTAGGTGACCATCATCATACAATTTCGTTTGCAAAGTTCTTCTGCAAACTGCATATGATCAAACCCTTTGTGCATATTGCCTTTTTTTCCATAGAGAGAGGACTTGATATCATAAGGAGGATCTAGGAAGACAAATACGTTAGGATCATCAGAAAGAAGTTCAGTATAGTTTCGGTTGGTAATCTTCCAGTGTTGAATCAATTTGCTGTAATATTTAAGAGACTCGCAGGCATTCACAGACCAGTTGCTATCCGACGCCATCTTAGAGAAACTAGAACTTTCTCCTAGACCCGAGAAAGATGCTTTGTTTAAAATAAAAAACCGCCACGCGATTTCAAATGGATCTTCCCACGGTTGATTGATGTCGTTTTTACATTCAACGAAAAGATTTTTAGCAGAATCGTGATCTGCGTGATCCATCTTCATTTTAAGAGAATGCTCAGCAAGTCTTTCGCCATCATCACGAAGGACTTTCCAAAAACAAAACAAATTATAATATTTGTCATTGACCCAAACAGGCGTTTCAGGGTATAATTTACTAAATGCAATTGCAGGACTGCCTCCTCCAAGGAAAGGTTCGCGATATTCTTGAATCTTAACAAGAGGCATATTTTCTGGAGAAAAGAGAAAATTAACTGCTCGAGATTTTCCGCCAGGATATCGCAGTGGAGACTTAAGTTTCTTCATGTAAAAACCTCTTATAAATAGAAAGGTAATTATACCACCTAGGTGAAAAAATGGCAACCCTAACTTCCAATAAAAATTATCTTCAACCGACAGGGTTCAAAGTCGTAATCAATCGCGAAAATTACCCGAACCTTGAATATTTTGCTCAGTCTGTAACACATCCTGGTGCTTCAGTTCCTCCTTACGAACTTCCGGTTCGTAGAGTAACCTCTGTTCCTCTTGCTGGCGATAAAATAAACTATGGTGAACTTGACGTTCAAATCATAGTCGACGAAGACTTGACTGCATACAAAGAAATGCAGTCTTGGTTAGAAAGAACTGTTAATGTTGGTCAAGTCAATTCAAGAGAGGCAGTTGCGAACAACCAAATTCCTACTTATTCTGACATCACCGTCTTAATCCTTTCGAGTCATAACAACAAAAACGTTCAAATAAAGTATTCAGATTGTATTCCAACAAACATTGGTTCCATTGAATTCTCTGCTACTTCATCTGAAATATCTTACCTAACTTTCAACGCAACGTTTAGATTTAGTACCTTTGTAATATCTTAATACTTGGAGTTATATTATGCTGAACCTTGAAAATATCCTAAATGAATGGAAAGATGACTGCGAAATTCCAAAACACAAACTAGATGAAGTCTCGCGCACAACTCCATCACTTCACGCAAAATACCTAGAATACCTGTCTCTTACTAAACTACAATTGAAACGAGCAGAGCATTCTCAGCAATCTTTGCTGAAAGAAAAGTGGTTGTATTATAATGGAAAACTGAGTCAGGAAGAACTCGAATCTAAGGGTTGGGAACCAGACCCATTCAATGGTCTTAAGGTTTTGAAAGGAGAGATGGACCGTTACTACGATTCTGACCCAGAGATTCAGAGAAGCGAAGAACGAATCGCATATCTTAAGACTATTATAGATACCCTGGTAGAAATTGTAGATAGTTTGAAATGGCGCCACCAAACTATCAAGAACATCATTGAATGGCGCAAATTCGAGGCAGGAGCATAACATGGCAGCAGCAAAGAAAGGTGGAGAAGTAAAGAAGGTTGTCCTTCATACGAATTCTACAGGAAAAAGAACGTCAATAGGTTGTTCGCATAATTCGAAACCTAACAACAAACATAAAAGACGTTGTTGGAAAAAATATCGCGGACAAGGTAAGTAGTGAAAAATACGATCCGCGTAAAAATGCTGAATCACTCGATGCTTGCTATCGACTGCCATCCAGCACAATCACAGGAACTTCGAGAATACTTCTCATTTTTTGTTCCTGGGTATAAGTTTATGCCAGCATTTAAAAGAAAGGTTTGGGATGGCAAAGTCAGACTCTACAATCAATTGACAAAGGAATTGAATGTAGGATTATGGCGGCACCTGAAAAAATTTTGCGCGGATCGATTCTATCCTCTTCAAATTATTGATAATCCTGAGGTTGGACACCCAGAAGAGAAAAATCACGTAAACCATCAAGAACTCGTAAAATATCTCGGTGGACTTAAATGTCCTTACGAAGTAAGGGATTATCAGTATGATGCTGTTGCTCATGGTATTCAGAATAAAAGAGCAATTCTTCTTTCGCCAACAGGATCAGGAAAATCGTTTATCATCTATAATCTAATGCGTTGGTATCTAGACAATCATCGACAGAAAGTTCTTGTTATCGTACCAACAACTTCTCTAGTCGAGCAAATGCATAAAGATTTTCAAGACTATGGTTTACGAGTTGAAGAATGCTGTCATAAAGTCTATTCTGGAAAAGATAAAAACACTGATATGCCAATTATAATCTCCACTTGGCAATCCATCTACAAATTAGATGGAGAGTGGTTCGAGCAATTTGGTGCAATATTCGGAGATGAGGTTCATGGGTTTAAAGCAAAATCTCTCTCTGGAATTATGAATAAAGCAATCAATGCAGAATATAGGTTTGGTACTACAGGAACTTTAGACGGCACTGAGACGAACAAGTTAGTCCTAGAAGGACTTTTTGGTCCTGTCTACAAAGTTACCACAACTGTTGAATTGCAGAAAAAGAAAACATTAGCAGGACTTGACATCAAGGTTTTGCTCCTTAGATACCACAATGATATCTGTTATTCGATGATAAATAAAAAGTATCAAGAAGAAATCGACTACATCGTGACAAATGAAAAGAGGAATACTTTCATCACGAAATTAGGACTCTCCTTAGAAGGCAACACTCTGGTCCTGTTTCAATTCGTAGAAAAACACGGTAAAGTTCTTTATGATATGATGAAAGAGAGAGCAGAAGAGGACCGAAAAATATTTTATGTTTCTGGAGAGGTAGATACTGCGGACAGAGAACAAATCCGCGGAATTGTCGAGAAGCAACAAAATGCAATTATTGTTGCTTCTCTCGGTACTTTTAGCACAGGCATAAATATACGTAACCTACACAATATTGTGTTTGCTTCACCTTCGAAGTCTCAAATAAAAGTTCTTCAAAGCATCGGGCGAGGTTTGAGAAAATCTGATAATGGGAAAGACACCGTCCTTTACGACATTGCTGACGACTTTCACACAAAAGATTACAAGAATTTTACTTTGAAGCACAGTGCAGAAAGAGTTAAAATTTATAA